ATTGAACAGGACGGGGGGAGGGGGGTCTTGGGCTAGGTTTGGGGAGAGGTTATACCGCTCGATCAATTCTTTCGCCGCTAGGTGTGGCCGGTCATACTTGCGCAGCGCACCATAGAGCGCAACTAAATCCCCACCGCGCTCATCCCCGCTGAATTCACCCCAGCGACCGTTCTCTGTATTGACCGAAAACGATCTCCCCTCGCCGCCTTCGATACTGCCGCAGACATATTCCTTGCCTACGAATCTACCCCCGGGGAGCCATTCCGGTAGTATCTGCCGAACGATTATTAAAAGCTGACTATTTAGCCCTTGGTAATTCATGTGACCAATTTCTCCAGGAATTCATCGACACTGTAGACGATCATTCCTATCCCCCCGTCGGCATTAACCTGATTTACGAAGGCAATCTGCTCTGGGGTTGGTTTACCTTTGCCTATCTTCACCTCTACTGCCAGGAACTGTCCGCGGAACCAACCGATTAAATCAGATGAGCCCTTGCACAGTCCCGTCTTGACTTTGCGACCGTCCAGTGTGGTGAACAACCCAACGTTGTTCCGGAACAGACGAGCCCCGCGCTTGCTCGCTTCCAACTGAATCAAGTGCATGAGTTCATTTTCGGTCAAGCGGATACCTCAAGATTATGCCGATGATCATTATGTTCAACGACGCATTTACCATCATTGGGCCTAGATGTCGAGCAGATGCATATGCTAGAAGTAATATCTCCCCGGCTAACCATATACCGAGGAAGGCGAACGAGACCCCGGCGCTGCTCTTTGTCTTCCACGATTTCCACGCTTGGGGGATACCGCAGACCGCTAACAAGAACGCGCTCGCAAAACCAATAGCTTCGATCATCGTCCCCCCTGTACTATCACAATTTCAGTTTCCACCCCGCATTGCATCAAGGCGTGGGGCTGCATATCCTCTGCAAGTCGCGGGCCAGCAAAACATTTCGCTTTTACCGCCCAGGGAGTACACCCAGCAAGTAGAAGAACAAAAATATATTTCATTTCTTGTACCTCTCATCCCGCCAGGTCTCAACCTTGATAGGTAGACCTTCGGCCCAAGGGGGCACCACTTCCATCAATTCTTTGAAATGGCCTTCTTCACCCCCGCCTTCGCAGACGACTTCATCATGAACCGTCATTATAACCGGAAACCCTGCGGACTCCAAACGAAATAGGGCGTCACGGAGCACATCCCGGGCTACGGCCTGCGTGATATTCTCCACCAGCTTCCCGCCATAGGTGCGGATGTCGTCCCGGTATGTGATGTCCGGGTCCAACCTGGGGTTGTAATAGGCCAAACTTCTTCCGGAAGGTAGCTTACAGAATAAGTACTTATCCTGAAGATAGAACGTCACCCCTCGGCACCGCGTCGTTTCCCCGAACGCGATGGTTTGGGTGGCGCAGTCTTGGACCTGATACCAGAACGTGCGCACGGCGTGGTATTTTGACCGGTAAGTCTGCACCGCGTAATCCGCGAATTGTCGATCGATTTGGATACCGTACGTCTCACATGTGGCCTGGAACTTCTCGCTGCCCATGCCGAACCCGCAGGCCAGGACGATGACCTTGCCTAGCTGGCGCTGCTCTTTCGTGATTTGCGAATCGGGAATATTGAATACCCGGGCAGCCATCTCGATATAGGGGTCACCTCCGCGTACGTAGGTATTCAGGTTCTCGTCACCTGCGAGCCAGCACACGACCCGCGCCTCAATGGCGTTGAAGTCTCCAGCTAGCAAGTAACTCCCGGGAGTGGCACGGAGCATACCCCGAACCCCGGCAGCCAGGGTGGTAAACAGGTCCGGGTGCTTGGCCTTAAATGCACGATAATCGCATTTTTCGATATTTTCGAACAAATCACCGTCTACTTTTCCCTTGATTAGGTTCTGCGGTTGGATCCCCCGGCCCGACCAGCGGCCTGTATGGGCGCCGTGGTATAGCAGGGTACCTCGGATGCGGTTGTCCGGGCAAGCCATGTTAACCATAGCCTGGTACTTGCTGATAGACGAACGACTCAAGGCGCGTCTGATTTCGAGCAGCCGCTTTTGGTAAGGATTTAGCTTATCTGACTTGAGCCACTCGTCGATCGTGTCCGCTTGCATGTCCGGAATCGGTACCTCTTTCAGGAATCGGGCGACCTGCCCCGGAGATGTGATGCGCCCCTCGGTGATATTCCCTAGCTCGGCGGTCAGTTCCTCGTTATACCGCTGCGCCAATACGATAGCTTTCGTACACAATTCTGTGTCACAGTAAATCCCCCGCTCGTTAATCTTGGCAGTGAGTTCCCACGTTTTCTGCTCCGCATCAATCAGGCAGCGAAGGGGTAGGGCCATCTCTGCGGCCACGTCCTGCTTGCAATAGTCGTAGAGTTTCTGTAAATCTTCCGGCTTCTCATGCCAGTCTGACAAATCGTTCTTGGTATGTCTACGCGGCTTGGACATACGCAGCATTAATCGACTATCCCCCTTTTGAACGTCGAGTTCCAGCATCTTACCTAGCTCGCTTAGTTTCCGGGGCAGCCCAAGCGCCGCGGCCTTGGCCGCCGAGCAGCGCAGTTGCTCCAGATTGAGCCGGGGCCACCCGAAGCGAACGGCGCAGATGTTATTCCATATGACGTATTCGAACTCAGCGTTATGCGCTTCGATTAGCCCGCCATTCCTGACGTGCGACAATAGGTCAACGGGGTCATTGTCGCCAGGCTTCCAGAAACCATCGGTATATGCCAAGCACAGCACCGAGGTCGTCTCGTCGATCGAATACCGATACGCGCCGCACGCTTTGAGGTCACAAGCGCTCCGTGTTTCAAAGTCGATGGTGATCACTTATCCTCCCACGGTAATGGATTTGTGCGCCCAAGCTCGTTTCTAAATCCACACGCTAGTGTTCTAGCCTCTGACAGTAATTCCCGGGTAAACCTCAGCTCCCGCTGTGCATATTCCAGCCCATCTTGCAATCGCCTGCATCTATCGCGAAGATACTCGATCAATTCGCGGTCGCTGATCGTCATGTTGGTTCCGTTATCCATTATTTCTCACCCTCCCACGGCGCAACGGGGCGCGGTTTGGTGTGCAAAATACCGTGTGGCTTGTCATCTCGGCCCCAATTTCCATAGGGCTCAACGCTGTCAGCGTACTCCATCGCCTCTCTGAACAACCGCCGCGCTTCGTCTCTTTGCCTCTCAACAAGTTCAATATATTCACTTATTGCTTTTTTAATTTCTAAAGAAACTCTAACGCCGAATGGTTCAATTCGTTTATTAATGAAATCATTGATTTGCTTATCCACTCTTATCCTCCCATGGCAACACGTAGTCGCTGTCTGGCCCAAGCCCTGAGCAGATAGATTCGGAAATTTTCGCGTTGTCTCTCCACTCCTCCGCCAACCGCCGCGCCTCCTCCCTTAACCTACGCTCTTCGTCAAGCTCTTTGACGGCCCTGTTCAGCTCTATTTGAAGATATATAACCGCATCAATTTCTTCATATACGTTCTTCACCTCTCCACCTCCCACGGCAGCGTATTCCAGTCTCCAGGGTTAACTGCCCCGGCTAGAACGCTAGTATTCCGCCACTTCTCCGCCAACCGCCGCGCTTCTTCCAACTCCTTGCGCCGCCTAAGAAGCTCATCATTCCCATCGCACAGCGCCTTGCTAAGCGCCTCTATCTCTACGGTCGCCTCCGCCAACTCGGCGCGGAGTTCGTCGCGCTCTTTCTCGGTAGCATTTAGCTTTACCTTCATATCCCACAACAGGGCCTGTTCTCGTTCATTTAGCATATCGGCCCTCCATCACTCTGCGGGCCCACCAATAGGGGTTCTTGTAGCCCCTGTCGGTGCCTAGCTGCACTAATTGTTCGAGAGTATTGCATTGTCCTTGTTCCCTTCGTTTGATTGCTCGTTGCTGTTCGATGTCGATTTCTGTGAGTTCTCCATCTCGTTGAGGTATGTTTCTAGACTCAACTGGGAACTCTGCCCCGCAGCATCCGCAGGTTGGAGATCCACTTGGGTTGGCTGCGAAGCAAGACATACAGACTCGGACGGCAGAGTCGCTTGCAGAACGCTTTCCTCTGTTGGGGTTGCCGTCGAGGCTCCATTGATATTCATCGTCAGGTAATCCATGCCGTGAGCAATTTCCGACGTGATCGAGGATAATAGCTTCGCGCTTCCCTTCGACTGGCCGAAGAGCGCGGCCAATCTGCTGACGATAGAGGGATCTAGATTGTGTTGGACGCAATAAGATCGCACACTCGATTCCAGGGCAGTCAAATCCCTCCCCAAACAGGTCGCAGTTGCATATAACCTGAATGTCTCCGCTACTAAATCTTTTAATGGCTTCGTCTCTTTCCGCATCTGGCGTACCTCCATCTATATGTTGGGCGTTTACCCCAACGGTTTGAAATTGCTGCATAATATGCTTTGAATGCTCGATGCTGACCGCGAACACAATCGCGCGCTTACCCGCACATAACTTGGAATAATGCGCAACAGCGTTGCCGGTAATCCCCGGGCGGTCAACAGCTTGTGATAATTCCCCGCGTATCCAATCGCCCGCACGACTGTGAACCCCTTTCAGGTCTACGGTGGAGGGTGCAAATAAACGATAGCGCGACAGCCACCCCGCGTCAATCAATTCTTTCACTTGAGGACCCACAACCATTTTCTTGAAGAACTCTCCCAGCCCGCGACCATCTAAGCGCTCAGGTGTGGCAGACAGCCCGACGTGGTAGGCATTCGGCAGGCTGTGAAATACCCGGCCCCAGGATTCCGATGCAATGTGATGGCACTCATCATATATCACGAAATTCCTATCCTGAATGCGATCAAGATGCCGCGTCACGGTCTGAATAGAGCCAACCATGATGCGATCGTCCGTGCCCCCTGAAACGCTAGCACTGAGGATTTTGGGGTCCACACCGAATTCTCGCAGCGTGCGTACCGTCTGATTAATCAGTTCGCGTCTGTGAACTAGGAATATAGACTTATACCCGCGTTCAGCAGAGCGCTGTAGCATATAGGATACAAGAACAGTCTTACCACTCCCAGTGGGTGAGGTGATAAGAATGCTCTTATGCCCTAGTGACATAAGATGTCGGGCATCGCCGACTATTTTGTGTTGGTAGTCTCTGAGTTGCATTTTTCGAAATACCGGCTAGCAATCCATACGGCTTTTTTCAGTTCGTCATAGGTTACGCTGATCGCATCCCCATCTTTATCTGCTAGTACAATCTCCTTTGGTGAATAGATTTCTACACGGACCCACTCCCACTCGTCGATGAATTCTGGCCTCTCGTCGTCGTGAAAATATCTCATCGTTCACCTCTCATACTTCGGGCACCACGTTGAATGCCCCGTTTTAGTTTTCTCTCCGCCGCATTCGCACACAACCGACGTTACTGGCGCGGGTCTAACCTTGAAATCAACGGGGTTAAAATCTTTAGTATCAGCGTTGAATTTCAAATACATCTTGTCGCCCTTTAACATATATAACGAGTGCACTTTTTTGCGCTCCGCGTCGGCCCAGCAGATAATATTCCACCCATTTTCGAAGTCACATTCTAGCTCGATCGTTTCCCCTGGCTTGGGGTGTTCCTCATATTTATTATGGTAAATATCAAATAAGGTTAAATTCTCCCCATATGAATCGGCCTTCGTGTATAACTTCCGCATGGTTTTACTCCCACCTCAAAGTTGCATCGGGTGGCGGGGGCATATTCGGGTGCTCACCGTGCCAGTCTAGCGCCCACGTACGCCACTCGTCTCGGTGCGCTTGCATCTCATGCAGCCGTTTCGAGTATTCTTCGAGCATGAATTTAGCTTTCAATAGTAATTCCAAATCTGACATATCGCTCATTTTTTACTCCATATCGTGTTTTGTGTTTAATGATCGTTACACCGTCAACGGTCTCGCTGTCAACATCAAAAATCTGTACGTTATCTTTTCGGATTGCATCCTTCACAAATTTCTTCAGCTCTGGATCACGTCCACGGTCTACCTTGTACAAAACTTCATCAAATTTCTGCTGCAGTATCGCCTGAGACTCTAAGATATATTTAGTTTTCCGACCGCCATATCGCCGCGCAAGGTCTAGGGCACAATGTGGGCAGACCCAAGTTCTTGAGTCAGTTGTAAGCGGTTCTTCCTTTCCCTTCGCCAACTTGCGGAACGCTTGATGCCCGCACTCGTCACAGATACACAATCGCTTGCCGCTACCGCGCATCTTGCGACGTTCCTTCGCCCATTGTCGCCATATTTCCATGTTCAATTGCGCAAAATATATTTGCGCCGCTGTCACGATCGTTTCATCTGGTTTCATGGTTTGCATTCCAGTCTGGCCAGCGTACTTGATGGCCCTCTCGTAATTTCTTCCATCCGTCCAGGCGGAGAAATTCATCGGTTAAGTGTTCCAATTGCCTTGTGCATTCGGCGAGACTCACGACCTCGCCAGTATCTAATACGGCATCGCCGTTTTTAATAAATATTTTGTGTGTATGTCCTAAAAACTTAATTGTTACTAACATTTATCCCCATTTCGTGTTCGAAATACCGTGTTACCTTGGCGATCAACTACAATTACGGGCCCATGATTCGCGTCCGCTAGCCTTGCTAGTGCAATTGCGTTGACCTGCGACAGGTGAGTAGCTACTACTTCACCCGACGCCACAACTACACTACAAACCATTTCGCGTTGCCGCCTGTGTCTGCTGTGGTGACTATGATCTACAAACTGGATTTTCAACATCTGTGAATCTCGCTTTCGCATAATATCCTGGTTTATGGTTTTCAATCCATTCAACACAAATGAACTCGCCTACGTGCTCAGTCTCAAGGATTAGCGCCTCTAGTAGTTCAGGGTAATATCCGAAGGGCAGTTCAATAGCTAGACTCCCCTGCGGAATCGTTAACCCTTGATTGTATTGCAATCTCAGTAACTTCATGATGCAAAACATACAGCCTTGAGATAGTTTGACCAATTTCGAATATCTTTGATTTTTCTAGCGCGCACATGGGCCGCGTCAAGCGTCTCTGCCTCAAGGTCCTCGATTGCTTCAAAGATATCGCTAATGATTTCGTGTTTTGCATAGTCCTGCTCCAGTTTGCTGTAGGTGCAATAACGTGGCGTTACTAATCCCCGATAAAATCCGCGCATCACGGTCAGTTCCCCATAACTTTGATATGTGATCATCATCATTTTGGTGCCCCCCATACAAATTCGATCAGAGCGTGAGTAAAAAAACCTAATACAAACGCGGCGATGAATAATTCCATTATAATAACCCTACTACTTCAATCTTAAAGTTTTTCAGAAATACATCTTTCACTGCTGAATCACCACAGCCCCCGAAATGTGGCAATGCGTCAAATCCCATTTTCTGCATCGCTGTTTCAATCGCTGCTGATTTCTTGTCATACCCATATCCGCCACACGATGCCGTGTTTGATTTTCCGTCAAACTGTACGAAAACATACAGATTGCCAGCGCCATCCTTCGGATATGCTGTTACGATGCGTCCACGGTATTCGTGAGTCTCGCTATCGAGCAGCACGTCCACGCCAGTACGTGATGGTCCAGGTTTATCGAATACGTTAACCATTATAGTCCTCCTTTTAGCATGCCGTTCATCGAATCAGTCCAGGCATATGTCGCCCGATTCATGGCCGAGCGAAGCGTGACACCTGACGTGTAATAACATCCGTCGATTAGAACCCTATATTCGTCCTTGAGCGGCACGATTGTGATAGTCCCAAAGCTTGCAACACGCCACCAGGTGCCGTCTTGCGACCTTGTATATCCGAACATCGTTTTCATAGTCCTGCCCTTTCTTGCTGTAGTTTCACAGCATTCTGGATTGCTTCATCAATTTCCGCAAGCAAATTCTGACGTGCTTCGTGACATAAATCCTCATAGTATCCGCTGTTCTCTACAAAATCGCGTTCGCTGTCGTATGTGCATCCACCCAGGAATGCAGCACCGATCAAGCCACGGTACTCAGCACGGATTTCGACGGTGCACCATGCCCAATCGTCACCACGATTGAGACGATCGATAATCTCATCCTCAACACGCTTGTCGAGTTCATCGTCTCCAGAGGCCATTACGTTGCCACGAACTGGCATATCTTCGGGATGAACATGAAGTGTGTATGTGATACGCATTATCGTACTCCTTCCTTGTCTAGTGCAGTTTCGAAATCCTTGATTAATGCCGCGCGCAGTGTTTGGCGTTCTTCGCTATTCATTTCAAACAGTGCAGCAGCATATCCAGCACGCTCGGCAAGTACATAAATCAGTAATTCACTGCCAGTGTCGTTGTGAATCGTTGTCATTGTCTTGACTGCTTCAATCGGGTTAGTCATTGCGTGCCTCCCACCATGTATTCCATTCATTCAGCGTGACAATTGAATCGCATTGCTCACATTCCGCGTCAGTGTATGCTGCTTCTACGCAATCCTGCCAGAGGGCGATTTTGATTCCGATTATCAGTATCTGTAGGGTCATTTGTCATCATCTCCGATGTATATGGCTTATGCAATGCGTGTGCCATGAAAAAGGCTAATGATTTCGCAAGGCACATGCTACGTGGTGCGAATAGCATTACGCAGTAAAAACAGAAAACCTAATGATATTCCTTATCTGGAGATGTGTAAAAGATTGCGCGGGTGTGTAAGAGTTTACGCTGTTACCAGTGTTACCAAGTGTTACCGAAAAAGGTCAAAGAAATCAAAGAGGTAACAAGGTAACACAAGGTAACATAAAGGTATAGGAGTAGTAAAGTAGAGAGAGAATACAGGAGATAGTAAATATGTAATATACACTACACTAGGGAAAAATACACACCACTACTCTACCTAAAGGTTAAGAAATCATGTGCTACCTAGTGTTACCCGTTACCCCTGCGAAATCATTAGGCATTCCGATGTTACCCGCGAAATCATTGGGGAATTCGGCAGGACGCATTTAAACGCGTTATAAGACGTCGCGCGGCGGGTAATGCCTAGGTATCACTCCCCTGCCTATCGCCTCACCTTGGCCCGTATACGCAGCCGTTTTTTAGTACATAGTTGGCATGCTAATTGCTACGCGTACTTAGCTCAGCGCTTGGCATGCAGCTTGCTAGTAGTAGCAAGAATCGTGCCATGGCTCAAAGTAGGTGTGTGTATGGAGACCCCCTACCCCGGGGTTCGAGGTGGGAGCGCGCGGGGGGACCCACCCACCTCCAGACTTGTATATTTTTTTCCAAAAAAAATTTTTTATGGATTTTCTTGACACAAGTCCTGCCTAATGTTAGTCTGAATCTTGTCAACATTTAGGCAAGGAGGTGCCAATGAAGGTCGTTCAGCTATCGGATTTACGAAATTTAGCCAAGATTCAGGCATTGCTTGGCGCGCCCGGGGAGAAAGTTATCCACGTTATGTCCAGAGGAAAGTTCATTTGGAGACTAACTCCGTCAGAACATGCCTACGTTCAGCCAGAGCCCGTCACAAAACAGCCACAAAAAGACAGGACGGACTATGAATTATTGCTCCTTGGACCGGTCGCTCTTGAGGGAATGGTGGAGCGTGGAGAGCTTACTCAAGAGAAGTTTGACTACCTGATGGACCAACCTTCCCCCGATTACCTGGGTCAACAGACCCCAGCGAAGAAGGAGCCAGTAATATGAGATACCTACTACTTCTACCACTCACCCTCCTATCCTGTGGCGGCCCCTGCCTGAATACGGACAGGCTGCTCTACGACCCGCCGGTAGAGAAGGCTCCGTTTCGGATAGACTTATCGAGAATCAATGACGATAAGAAGGCTGGGGATGCTGCTCGGTTCGCGATGGAGTATATCAACATGGCGGTCGGGTGCCCGGTTCTGGCGATTGGGGACGACATCCCGGTCAAGACTGACGACCGATGTGGGGGATTGTTCCACATGCCCAACGGGAAGCCGGAGATTATAGTCACGAATAAGTACGAGTGTGGTACACAGGAATGGAGACTTTACGCGCATGAGATGCTACACTTACTTGGATTAGACCACACTGACCGAAAAGACGATATAATGAACGGCTGGATGGACCCATACGACTCGAATCTATGGATCAAAGAATCCGACGCCGAATTATTGGGTGTTCTCTACTGTGGGGGTTAACAATGCAATTTTGGACAAAAGAAAAATTAACATGGATGAAGATGGATTGTCTCCCGAAGCACCGGACGCTGGCATCGGCGTTGCAGGCTGGAGCGATCAAGTACAACAGAAAACTAGGACTCAGGCAGTTTCGCCAAGCATTTACGGACGCCTTCGGGGTTTCCCCTGGGCAGTATCTATCAACCTCTCCCCCGCCGCCAGTTCACGCCGAGACCCCTCCTCTCGAAAATCCTGCCTTCCTCCGCAAGAGGATTAGTCAGCTTGAGGCAGAACTCAAGCGCCATCGGGACTCTGGCGAGTCGGCGGCACTCGTCAAGTCCATCTTACACGGTTTTGCAGAGGTGGATATCAAGCCTCCGCAGTGGATTGTAGAACCCCCGAAGCAGCAGCCGATGTTCCACGGCGTGCCTACCCTGTTCCTCTCTGACGTACACCATGGGGAGCGGGTGTTCACTAATCAGGTGAACGGGGCGAATGCGTTTAACATGGACATCTCACGGAAGCGCTTGGAGCGGACGTTCAAGCGTGCGACATATTTGTTACACCAGGTGTTCCAGAATCCCAACTATCCGGGGATTGTGCTACCATTAGGTGGGGATATGGTGAGCGGGAATATCCATGAGGAACTGAGGGAGACGAACGAAGCTCCGATATTCGAGGTGGTCATTGACCTGGCTGAGATACTGTCTGCAGGAATTAGATTACTTGCTGAGGAATTCGGTCGTGTATTCGTGCCGTGTGTTGTGGGCAACCATGGCCGGTTGGACAAGAAACCTAGGGCTAAGTACGCGCCCAGCGACAACTATGAGTACATTTTGTATCACATGCTTCTTAAAGAATTCCGCGACGACGAACGGGTCACGATACTGGTTAGCGATTCCCTTACACTCCACTACCGAGTATACGGAACAAGATACCTGCTTACTCATGGCCATCAATTCAAAGGGGGAGCCGGTATTGCTGGAAACGTTACCCCATGGAGTCTGGGAGACTTCCGACTCAGAAAACAAATGCAGTCGATGTCATCCTGGACAAAGCACCCCGTCGAGTACGATGTCATGATTTTTGGACATTTCCATAGCTACTTCCCCGGACGCGGCTTCCTCGTCAACGGCAGCGTCAAGGGTTTCGATGAGTACGCGAAGCTCAGTGGCTTTGCCTTCGAGCCCCCGCAGCAGGCACTGTGGCTGACCAATCCCGAATATGGTATGACCTTCAACTGTGCGGTATACTGTGAAGATCCAGGGGAGAAAACAAAGGATGAAAAACCATGGGTCAGCTTGCCCCGGTAACCTATGACATCGGTGATATTTGCGCTGCTGTATCGAACGGCAATACGCTGTACGCATATTGCAAAGAGCGCATGTTCGACTTCGGCGAAGTCCATACCTGGGTCACAGCACATCCAGCAAGGAAGCGCCAGTACGAAACCGCGGTCGCCGCGCGAAAAGATCTCGTCGCTCAGACGCTATCTCACATCGTGGTATCGATGATTCGGTTCGATCCCGCGACGGTGCATCACAGGGATGGGAGCTACAAGAACATTCACGACTGGCCCCCAGAGGCGCGCGCCGCGTTGGAACAGCTTGATGTGGACCCAGTGTCTGGCGTTATAACGAAGGCGAAGTTCACGCCGCGGGTGAAGTCGCTAGAGATTGCTGGGAAGATGGTCGGCGCGTTCAAGATTGAGAAGGAACAGAAGGAACAGGTTACTCTCATTGAAATTTTACAAAAGAGTTTAGATGAAAACAAAGACGGTAAAGACCCGGCTGGCGAAGGCTGAGAAGTTCGTCGATATCTGGCGGACCCGGCTACACATTGACCCCAAGTGGGAGTTGACCGTCGTGTATGATTCGGAACGCCCGAAGGATAGCCCGCAGTCTCTCTGCATCTTCGACGACTCATCGGCCCAGTACTGGCAGGTGACTCTGCGGCTACTCCCCGAACTCATGGAACTGCCCCGGGAAGAGTTTGACGCGGTGTTAGACCGAACGATCCTTCACGAACTCCTCCACCTTATCACTTGGCAGTATTCTTCATGCGCGCTGAATTTAGCGGGAAAGCGAGCGGAGAATGAGTTAGTCAAACTAGAGGAACAGTTAGTGCAAGCCCTTGAAGATTTACTCAACGATGTTAAATGGCCGAGGGTAAAAAAATGAAAGGTACTTGTCAAAAGTGTGGTACAATGAACGTAGACATTACAGATGCAAACGTTTGCATTTGGTGTGAGGATACGGTAGAGTTAAAGCTCGACGGGGATGACGGCTTCAAGATCATTCGTGAAAAGCAACTCGCCAACCGATTCTGCACCCAATGCGGTCGCGGAAAAAAGTGGATTGATATGATTACGTCTCGTTTCTGGGGGTGTCCGAAATGCGGGTAAGAGCAGTAGGTTCTGTAATCGTCATGGGCCGGTGCGCATACTGCCACAGGGCCTTTTATAAACAAGGCGCTCACGACGAAGAGTGTCCAGAATGTAGGGGGTATTTAGATGATAATGGATCCGAGGAAAGTAGTAGCGATCGGGTTGCTAGCAGGTCTCGCAGTTGTGGCAAGCTCGATAATGATACTTGCGAGTAGCGGGTGCGACAGGATGGATTGCTGCCAAGCACACCGCCCATGCGGCGCGGCTACTCCGGAATGGTGCCCCTTTCCTGTCGGGCACACACCAGACGCTGGAGTTCCTGGAGATGACGACGGCTCCGGAGTTTGTCCTGATAAACCGGGGGATCCAGGTGACCTCCCAAAAGACGGAGGGTCGGTTGCTACGGATGGCGGGTTAAATTCGATCGATGCCTCCGACTCTGGTGCTCCAGATACCGAATATGAAGAGTGCCAAAACGTCGGCTGTTGTGTATCAAGATGTGTGAAATGGCACAGGAACTGGACCGGCGCGGAGTGCGCTCGCTTTTGCAAGGAGGAAATCCGTGACTAGGGAAGAATACTTCGAGTTTCACAAAAGCTGTTGCGACAAGATGGTATCGATTACGCGATCGAAGAACCACGACTACGGCGGAGACTCAGACCCGTTTTCGAACTTCACTTGCGTGGAGCGCCTGGGCATCTGCTCGACGGAGCAGGGATTCCTGACCCGTATGATGGACAAGATGGCCCGTATTACGACGTTCACCCGCCAGGGCAAGTTGCTCGTAAAGGATGAATCGGTGGAGGACACGCTGTTAGATTTAGCTAATTACTGCATTCTGATGGCTGGGTATTTAAAATCGAGGAAGGTAAACAATGTCACGGATAATCGGGAAAAAACTCTCGTCATTTTTAAAGCAGACCGAGAAGTCTAAAGTATACTGTTTCAAGTGTCGTTACTACCGCGCGCCTGAAGCCGCGTTAATGATGGCGCAACATCGCTGCGCACACCCCAAGTTCGCACGACCTTACGATACTCCTATCAACCAACAGATAGAGTACGGGGATTGTATGGAGATTAACAAGAACAACGATTGTTTCCATTTCTTGGAGAAGGGGCGGAAGATCGATGAGTGACGCAAAGAAAAAATTAGATACTGCGATTGACCGCAGTAAAGAAACGATCTACAAGTTCCGAGATTTCTTTAAGGAGGAGGTAGGCAGCAACGAGGATAAAGCTCTTGCTGGCATTCAGTATCTGATGATCATTGCGCGGCTGGCGGGGATTCCCCGCGATGAGTTACTGAAGATAGTGACTCTAGCGCTCGCCCGCGCGTATGAGGCAAAGGACCCAGACGATCCCAAGGCGAAGACGGCGCCCACCTATGGACCAAACTAGACTATTCCGGGCCTGGCAGCAGGACCCGGTTCAATTCGTTTGGGATAACTTCGGCGGCGGTATCGAGAAGATCGATCCCTGGCAGGAGGAATATCTCCGCTCACTTGCCGAACACAACCGCATCGCTGGTACCGCGTCGAAGGGCCCCGGTAAAACGTGCTGCCTTGCCTGGGCCTCCTGGTGGTTTATGACCTGCTTCCCGAAGCCGAACATCGCGGCGGTATCTATCAGCAGTGAGAACTTGCGCGATGGTCTCTGGAAAGAGATGGCGAAGTGGTCCGCGCATAGTGACTTGATAAAAAATCAATTCACGATTACGACCACCCGTATCGTTCAGAAGGACAACCCCTTTGACTGGTGGATGTCCGCCCGCGCGTTCAGTAAGACGGCGGATGCTACCGCGCAGGCCGATACGCTGGCCGGTTTGCACTCTGACTATATGATGTTCATAATCGACGAGGCAGGCTCCGTCCCTGATGGCGTAGGAGCTGCAGCCGAAGCAGCGATTAGTACTGAGGGCGGCAAGAAGCTCTACCTCATCATGGGAAACCCTACGACCCGCGGCGGCCCGCTCTGGCGCGCGAACACTTCTGAGACCCACCTCTGGAAGAACATTCGTATCAACGGCGACCCCGACAGCCCGGTGCGTTCTAGTCGCGTCAGTGTGAAGTGGGCCAGGGAGCAGATCGAGAAATACGGTCGGGACAGTGCATTCGTTAAGGTAAACGTCTTCGGTGAGTTCCCAGAAGTCTCCCTCAACGCTCTGATGGGTGATAGCGAGGTTGTGGCGGCCTTCCGCAGGCGGGCGGACCAGGACGTTATTGACCGCTCCCAGAAGCGCATAGGCGTTGACGTGGCCCGCTTTGGTGATGACCGTACGGTTATCATGCGGCGTCAAGGTCCAATGGCCTACGCCCCCATGGAATACCGCAACCTGCGCACGAACGAGATTGGCGACTTGATTATCAAAGAGGCAGCCGACTGGGAATGCCGTAATATCTTCGTTGACGACACCGGCGGGTACGGCTCTGGCGTAGTTGACTATCTTTTGCAGCACGGCCTCGCCCCTACCCCGGTGAATTTCGCTAGCAAGCCTATAGATGCGCAATACCTGAACCGCCGGGCGGAAATGTGGTTCGAGATGAGCAAGTGGGTTAAGGGTCATGGCGTCCTACCGGAGAATTCTGAAATGTGCCGGGAGTTATCAGCACCCATGTATGATTTTAGCAATGGGAAATTCAAGCTAGAGAGCAAGGAAGACATCAAATCCCGGTTGGGGTACTCCCCGGACATCGCCGACGCCCTGGCTCTGACCTTCGCCATACCAGAATTGCCCGCTAAGAAGTACGAACTACCTGGAATTAAACAGGAAAAAGTCAAAATTGATTGGGATCCATTTATATAGGGGGTTACTATGAACGCATATTGTGTAAGGAAGGCTACGTTTCAAGATATTCCGTGGATTTCCGGGCAACTAAAGGATTTCGCTAAGGTTCTCCCAGAAGCCCAGGCGGTTAAAATCCCGTCTGACGAATACATCAGCGCAACTCTGGCGGAAATGATCAGGAATCACGTAGTCTTAGTGGCTACCAACGAGAAAGACACCCCCGCCGGGATGATTGCCGGGGTAATCAATAACAATATGATGAACCCAGGCGTAACCTACCTTACAGAAATGATGTGGTGGGTAGTTCCTGGTTTCCGCCGGGAAGGCGTGGGCAAACTTCTACTGAAAGCCTTTATCGCTTGCGGACGGGCGAATGAATCTGTAGAATACATTACGGTTTCTCTTGAAAAAAATAGTCCGGTGAGGGATAATATCCTCATAGCCGAGGGCCTTCGGCACGCCGAGTCTACTTTCGTCATGGAGGCAAAACATCATGCCAATGTTTACGAGTCTAGCACTACTGGGGGGTCTGGGGACGATGACCGCGTTGTCGGTGAAGAACCAAGCGGATCAAGCGAAGGCGATGAAGCGTGAGCAACTCCGCCAGGGCGCCGAACAAGATAAGGCACTCCTCCTGCGGGATTTCGAAACTAGAAAAACAGAACAACAGAAGCGCGCAGTTCGCGCTCAGGCAGAGATGTCTGCCGATGTCGGGTACAAGCGAGCGATGGGTGAAACCGGTGCGGGGGCAGGAACGTTGCTTGGCGGTTCTGGCTCCACATTAGGGACGACTAAACGCGCGAAGATGTACTAACATGAACGCACAAGAGCGCATTCAACGATATGAAAGTCTCCGGAAAACGATGGAGAATGAGCGCTCGACGTTCATCTCTCACTGGCGAGAACTCGCAGAGTATATCCTTCCCCGACGCCCCCGCTTCAATACTTTCGATGTAAACAAAGGCGATAAACGGAATCAGAAGATAATCGATTCTACGGCCACGTATACGATGCGTACGCTCCGTTCTGGTATGATGAGCGGCATCACATCTCCTGCTCGCCCCTGGTTTCGTCTAACGACGCAAGATCCAGGGATGGCTGAATCAGGTCCGGTTAAAGACTGGTTATACGTGATGACAACGCGCATGCAAACAGTATTCGCTCGTTCGAATCTGTATAACATGCTCCCTGTTGTTTATGGAGATCTCGGCACGTTCGGTACAGCGGCAATGCTCGTCGAAGAAGACTTTGATAAAGTAATTCATTGCCACGTTTTCCCGATAGGAAGTTATTCCATTTCATGCAATGACAAAGGATATGTTGATTGCTTCAGCAGAACATTTATGTTGACAGTCCGTCAGATTATCGAGAAGTTCGCGACGGACAAAGAAGGTGAAATTGATTTCTCCCCTGTATCCGATACAGTAAAGAACGCCTATCTGAACGGGCAGCATGAGATGTGGATCGAAATCGTTCACTTCATTTGTCCCAATGCGGATTACAATCCAAAAGCTGCTAACGCTAAATTCAAAAAATATACTTCATGCTACTACGAGACCGGGGGTAGTTCTACGGGCGGCACGTCGCCAAGTAACATTCACACTCCTGCGGGAGGGAGACCGGATAAGTTTCTCCGCGATAGCGGGTACGATCGCTTCCGTGTTCTCGTCCCCCGCTGGGAGGTGACTGGCGAGGATGTTTGGGGAACTGATTGCCCCGGCATGACGATTCTCGGTGATACGAAGGCCCTCCAAACGGCAGAGAAGCGAACCGCTATGGCGATTGATAAAATGATCAACCCGCCGCTCGTTGGCCCCGGGCAGCTTCGCAACTCTACCGTTTCCCTTCTCCCTGGCGAAATTACTTATCAAGATACGCGCGACGGACAGACCGGCTTACGCCCAGTACACGAACTGAATTTCCGAATCGCTGAAGTTGAGCAGATGAAGGAACAGATTCGTATGCGTATCCGCAAGGGTGGGTTTGAGGATTTGTTCTTAATGCTTGCTACCTCAGACCGGCGAGAGATTACCGCGCGCGAAGTTGAAGAGCGCCACGAAGAAAAACTCTGGGCGCTAGGCCCGGTCCTTGAGCGCTTGAACCAAGATTTACTTGACCCACTGATTGATATCACCTTTGATACTATGCTTGCGCAGGGGCTCGTCCCAGATCCGCCAGAGGAATTGCAGGGCACGAATTTGAAAGTTGAATACGTCTCCGTGATGGCTCAAGCGCAGAAGTTGATCGGTCTCAGCAGCATCGAACGCTTCACTCAATTCGCAGCGCAGGTTGCAGCGGTGAACCCCGATGCTCTCGACAAGTTTGATACCGACCAGGTGCTGGATGTCTACGGGGATCTGACCGGTATCCCGCCGGGTATCATTCGGCCCGATGATGAAGTCGAGCAAAGACGGCAAGAACGTCAGCAGGCTATTCAGCAACAGCAGCAGATGATGAATGTAGCTGAAGGCGCTAAAGCGGCTAAAGACCTAAGCGCAGCTAAAACTGACGACGAAAATGTTCTTAGCAATCTTTTGAAAGGACGGGTCTAACATGGCTGGCATTCATATCACTGAAGCAGTTCTTCAGGCCGGGGTTCTACGCACCGCGCTGAATGTTGGCGCCGCTGCGGAACTTCGTATTTATACTGGGGCGGCTCCTACATACACCAGCGATGCGGCGACAGGCACCTTACTTGTTTCTTTTACAATCGGGCCCTTCGCTGCTGCCTTTGATGACACCCCAAATGGACGTACCGATGCAAACCCCGCGGCTCCTTTCCCAATTACCCAGAACGCCGTTGCCACCGGAACCGCTGGGTACTTTCGGGTTACAGCAGACCCCGGTGGGGGCGGGGAGAGGGATATCGTGCAGGGTACGGTGGGGATTGCGTCTGGGGACTTAGCGATGAATTCTCTCTCCATTACTAGCGGACTTCCGGTTATCATAAACAGTTTTTCGCTCATTGTTCCGGAGGAATTCTAAATGGCTGAGGAAATCACATCAGCGGATGTAACAGGTAGTTCGCTTCTTATCGAAGCGGATGGTTACTCCCCGCCACTAATTGACGATACCGTTCCCGGGAGTTCGCTCATTATTTCCGGTAAGATATTTTTAGTTGGGCGCTATGTGACCCTCCCCGCAGTCTGCGTGGGTGCGATAGATATTACTTCGGTCCATCCTTCGGCTCCGGAACTGGTTGCCGTCCACGACGACGAAATTGATTTAGCGGGGGTGGCATAATGGCTTTCGTACAAAAAGACGACGCAGGTATAGTAATTACCTTTACAGTTTACCAGGAAGATACGACAACTCCGTATAATCTTACTGGGGCCGATGCGAATAGTATGGAGATGTGGTTCGGTCCCCCTAGTGGTGAGGCTATTCAAAAGACTGACGGCGACGGTGTAGCTATCACAGATGCTGCAAATGGTGTAGTATCGTATGCAGTAGAGGCGGATGTGTTCACAGTGGCAGGTGACTGGAACGTGCAATGCAAATGGCTTGAATCTGGGTTGAAGAGACATAGTACAGTCGTTCAACTCGAAGTTTACGAGAACGTGGAGTAAACGATGGCAACTTTTTCAGCAGCGGGGCAGAAAAGCTCAGTTCTCCTAGTTGGTCTCCGGGACACAATTAATATTGTGCTCGACGACGGCGCGGGCACGTTTAGTGGCACAATTGAGCTACAAGGCTCTACTAACGGGTTTGCTACCTACGACGTTATTAGATCTTACACGGGGAATATTACCGACGAGTATCAATACCAAGAGAGTGAATATCTCTTTCTCCGCCTTGTCTGTACCGCGTACTCTGGAGATTCCATTGATTACACCTTTGAAGTTGATAAGACTGTAGCCGATAAGCTACGCTTCCATGAACACTATATTATTGATAAGAAAGGGCATACCTCTGCAGAATTCACTCACGCAGGTATCGATGTCAAAGGTGAACTTACCGTAAATGGGGCTCCGGTGCCTACCGGAAATGGGTTCCTTTTTCTCGATCCCGTTGGTGATGCGACTACCGATACCTTCCAGATTCAGCAAGCTATGGACAACCTGGGCGACGAAGGCGGGACAATCTTCCTCGGCCCGGGTGACTGGTATATCAACAGCACTCTGACGAAAGAGTGGACTACGACCTGGACTCCGTTAATTAAGTTCCAGGGCTACGGAATGTATTCTACCCGGCTCATTAATCAACTTGCCACCGATGATTACATCTTCGACTTCACCACGTCCACGGATTATGTGTACGGCACTGGGTTGACGTTCCATGATATGTCGTTCCAAGGTGAGGGATACACTGCGGCGAATCATAGAGGCGGAGTATTAATCCGCGGCGTATGGCATGTTAACTTCCAACGCTGCAATTTTTCCAATCTATCTGGAGACGCTATTACGATCAACAATGAATCAGTCGCCTCATCTTCCGCGGGTGACCGTCAGACCTCGCTCTATGTTGACATTGCAAATTGCACATTCGACGATATCGGCGGGTGGGCCATCGACGCGGGAGCGTCTATCGCTGCGATTAACGTGAAGCAATGCTACTCCTCGCGCGCTGGCGGGTTCTTCCGCGGCAAACCGCTCCTCGCTTCTTATATCGAGAACTGTGGTATCGCGTACTGTCAACGCAATACGGCAATCCGTATCGATAACCGTGGCCGCGCAGCGGCACGCTTGATGCACATTCGTAATACTGGATTCGAAGGCAACCTGATGGGGGATATCTACCTTAGTGGTAACCTCCATGAAGTTAATAACGTCAGCTTTGTCGATGCTAAGGTTACTGGTACCGACGATCGCGACGAATCCCCGCAAGGCGTATACGGGATTCGTTTCGGGGATGATTACGACGCTTCGGGGTCCGATGGTGTTCTTGGCGCGGTATCTGATAAGGTACAGACCTTTACCGCAGCCTCAGCAAACTTTCCGGAGACTGTTGTCGGTCAATGTATCTATGTTTACGAGGAAGGCGATTTCGAATTATCCTACCCCATCGTTGGGTGGAATAGCGCTACCTCGATTGACATCTACGCCCCAGAAGGCGCTGCGCACGCTGGCCCCCTAGAGTGGGAGACCGGATTCCCCTGCGCGATGGCGAAGTTTGAACGAGCTAACGTTGTCATTGTCGGTATGGGTGAATCGGCTACTATCGCCGCAGCCCGCGGGTCCTTTTTACCCTCAGTCACCGCTCCTGATGGTAGCAATAACCAATACCTCCAACCCGGCTCGCTCGGCGGGCGTTTCCGATCAACCATTGTCGGTTCGGATGTAACTATCCTTGATTCTGCTACCCCAGGAAATAACGGCACCTTCGCAATTACTGCCGTGGAGCCCCTCTTTGGATATGGCACGGCTGGGGGAACTATCTCCGCCCCGGTCGCCAACGAGCAGACTATTACCATCACTAGTCTATCCGGCACGATCCCAGCTAACTGCGTAGGCAAGTATATCCACGTAACGGATACAACGAACCCAGCGAATACCGGGTTGTTTGTCATTACTACCAAGGTGAGTGCAAACTCGGTTAAGTATCTGAACCCCGCCGGTGGCGCCGAAACAAACGCTAGCTTTGCAGCCTGGATCGGACCTTGGGTTGAGTATAACAATGCCGCCGGTGCGGCAGATATCTCCACCGACTTTAGTTGGCGCACGGAAGGCCCCGGTGGCACTCGTTTCTGGAAGTGGGATACATTCTACATCGGCGATTATCAATACAACTACTACAATAAAATCGGACCGCACTATGGCCAGCTTTTTGCCGACGGGTATAACGACAACGTCAAACATCTGCGGTTGAATACCGGCCCGCTCCCGGAATTAGACTACGAGTTTCTCGGTCGTGCCGTCACCCCGTATAACGCGGTATATGATGCCGGAAACGTGGCGACGGGTTCGTATACCCCCGATCTCTCACTCGGTGCTCACCACGTAGTCGATGTCACCCTAGAAGGGGATTTCACCATAAATCTTCCGACACAGACCCCGTATACTTCCGGCCCGGAGTTGTCTTTCTTCATTCGTAACATGGTCGGAGCAGATACGACCGTGAACCTATTATGGGATGCCTCCTATAATATGCCACCCCATATTCAGACCAATCTAAGTAACTCGATGGGTGTTCTCGCCCGGTTCTACTGGGAAGATTCGATTTCTGATTGGGTATGCACCTCATATACATGCCCTCAATTCGAGACACATAACCGGAAGAATCAATACGCCGACCTGAGCATCACCGACGACTTTTACCATCCGCAATGGGTCAAGGGGGCGTATCATCGTCTTGACTTTAATACCTACGGCGAAGTGCTCATCGGTTCTTCGACGAGCTTCTTTACATACGATAAGCCCGACTATCACGGCGCGCAGATGTGGATGCGTATTGCCTGCACCGATTCTGGTGGTGGTGGCGGGAGATCGATTACCCCGGTGTTCTATCAGAGCGGTACTGCGGCCAGTCTATCGGCAAACAGTGGTGCCCCGAATTTTACCCAGACTCTCACCGCGGCAGTCGGCGTTGATTTCCACTCCTTCATCGACGGGGATACTATCCTACTTACTGGTAGTGCCCTTGGGAACAACGGAACATTTGACGTAGTAAGTTTCAACCCCGCTAATCCAAATGAAATTGTTATCACAAACCCAACCGGAGTAGCCGAAGGGGCGGTCCTTAACTGGTTCCGAAGCACTCAGTACGACACATTAAGTAATATCATTCGCCCGATTCCTTACGGGACGCACGCACATTTCTTGTGGGAATGGGATGATGCGTTCAACAAATGGATTCTTAAGTCCTATCAACCAAGCCAAGGCTCTGCCCAGGATTTCAAAGCCTCCGAATCAGATGGCACCGTAGCCGCAGCGACCTATACCCCGGATTACGGGCAAGGGACTATGTTCGATGTTACGTTTAGCTCTAGCGGCACCGTGACTGTTGCTAACTTGGATAATTTCGACGCCGCCGATAATTCTCTGAATGGTACTGAAGTGTTCTTCCGGATTACGGCTAGTCCTGGAGCGGGATTAACTACTACCATTGCCTGGGACACAGAATTTAACGTAGGCAATTTGAAAGATAATACGATTGCCAACGGAACATATCGAATCTATCGATTTCTATTCGACGCAGGGCTGAATCGGTTTAGCTTAATTAGTCTTTATGACTCGACATCCAGTAAGAATATCTATATGGTTCGGTCTACGAATTTAGCGTTCACCGCGGCCACACTTACTCCGGATATCGCCACAGCGACGTGGTATGACATCGACGTAACCTCTGGGGCGGCTGTAACTATCGCTGCACCTACCTTCGTAGATGATATCAGCGGGACCGAACTGGTTATCCGGTTGAGGAACAAAACGGGAGCACTGATTACATTCACCTGGAACGGAGTGTATCGCTTCGCTGGCACTGGACACACAACGTTAACCGCACTCAACGATTATATGTTGGCGAAGTTCTATTATGATAGCTCGTTCAATGGTTGGTTCCCGGATGGTTTCTACAAGTCTACCGGAAGCGGTACGGTTGCGCTAACCGAACTTGATACATCTAGTCTGTCAGCCTCCCAGGCGGTATTCACTGATGGAAGCAAGGCCCTCGTAAGCAACGCGATTACCGGAACTGGTAACGTGGTTATGTCCGCCTCGCCGACACTGACGGGTACCGCGTCGTTAGCGAATCTTACGGTTTCTACGAATACAACCTTATCGAACTTAACCGCTTCCCGGGCAGTCTTTACCGATGGGAGCAAGATTCTGACGAGCAACGCGATTACTGGAACTGGTAACGTGGTTATGTCGGCGTCTCCTACGCTGACAGGAACCATTAGCGCCGCAGATATCAGCGCAAGCGGAACTATTACAGGTACTACAGCAGTATCCGCCCCCGCGATTATACGCGGAGGGTTTACCACGATGACCGCTCTTGCTGGCGGGGGACTTCCAACGCTCGCAGCTAATTGTATATCAACTCCGTGGACGTATGTCGGAACTTGTGCAACTAACGGGGATTCAATTCGACTTCCCACAACGCCTACCGCAGGAGATATGTATTTTGTTATTAACGGCGGGGCGAAGGATTGTGCTATTTGGCCTCACACAGGAGATACCATAGGCAATCTTGCGGTGAATACTCCTATGCAACTGCACCCAGATTGTCGTATAGGGTTTGTCGCTGAATCCGCGTCTCAGTGGAGATTCTTCTCGACTTCTATGCGATATATCTCTCTAGGCGATCTCTCGGCTAACCATTTCGCGTTAGGTGATATTACTGCGGATGGAACGTACCGGGATTTATCTTTGACTTCGATTATCCCCCCGTCAGCGTATGGCAAACTCATTCATTTCAAGGTTCGCTTAGATACCGCCTCTTCTGCGGAATGCGTCCTCCGCACAAATGGATACTCTAACACCGTTAATATCGGCGGTACTCGAAGTGAAACAGTAAATAATTTAGATGACACATTTGTTGAATGTGATTCTAATGGTGTGATTGAATATTCAGTAGGCGCAGCAGCTAGTTCGTTTGTATTAACCGTTCGAGGCTATTGGGTCTGGAGCATGTAAGGAGGAATTAATATGGCATCATTT